GGATTGAAACTTTCTTGTTGTCTATCCATATTTCAGGGTAAGCATCCTCAGAGCTATATGTCATGGTTACGTGTTGCAGTCCGATTTTGGGTAATTGGGCTATTTCCTTTTGCTCCGAATTATACGGTCTGCCAGTCCATTCACGTATTGAAAGATATTTTTTACCAGAAACAATATCTTTATACCGTCCATTCCATACATTTTTTGCGTTGTATCGGATTGTATGGATCTTACTTTTGTCTTTCAGCTTCTTTTCAAAGTCTGTAGCCTCGCCAGCTTTGCTATGAGTTACGGGGAAAGACTTGCATAAGGTCAATATTACTTTTTTCTTTTCCATCTTAATTGTTGAGTTTTATATATTTACCAGGTATATTAGAATATTCCAGTATTTTTGCGTTTTCCTCACCAAAGGCTATAAGAACGCTACCGCACCCTGGGCTATCTCCTTGTGTACCATCTGGTCGATAGAATTTTATTCTACCCTTCACAAACATTATTGCGCTTGCATTTGGGAAAATGAGATCTTGAAACATCTTGCTATCACAGCGATTAAAAAGCAATGCTATACCGTTGTTGTTCCTTACCATCTTTTCCACAAATCGCTCAATAAGAGGACGTGAATACGGAGGATTTAACCATACTCTTACCCCCCCCCATTCAGTTTTTAAACCATCCTCAGAAGGCGTTATATGTCTTTTGGCAGTGTTCCACAAACGGTTTTCAGGAGCGCATGGATCAAGATCAAAACTCCCTAAAGCGTCCACTATCCATTTGGGAGTGTACCACTCATCCGTTGTCTGCTTACTTCGTTCAAAACTCGTATTCATAATGTTTACTTGGTAAATTTTAATATTCCTTTCCGTGTTTATCTTCCCTACCTTCGTTGTAATACATCTTTTGCTCAATATGCCACAGTAAGTTAATTTTGAGAATTTCGGATAGTCTTCGTATCTGGTGAAGAGCATAGTTAATCTGTTCTTCCTGAGAATATTTATAGTTCACCAAATCTTTTACGATAGCATATATATTTTCTGTAAAACTTTTCTTAGGAGTAACTACGTGTTGCAAACAGAATCTATTTAAATTCAAATTATTTGCTCCAGCAAGATCCAGTAATCGAATAGCAGCATCCGCTAATTCATCTTCTACTGTATCTTTCACATACTCTTCAAAGTTTTCTCTGAAATACTTGTTTTCATGGTGGAAAGTACGATCATCGAATATTGTTTCTTTTCTGTTGGCTGGTACTCTTGCAAACTTATTTCTTCTATGGGCGTTCACAGCTTCCATAAGCTCTGAAATAACCAGGCAAAGAAAGTGCTTATCGCTTGGTCTGCCTTCCCAAAATCCATGTTTTACAGCGTTGGAATGGGCTTTGTCTTTTAACTCGTTCCAATTTATCTCACTCATTTTCTATAACTCTTGTTTTGGTAATAAATACGTTCAAACATTTCTTCCATCCGATCAGCTATTCTTATACCGTAACGTTCCCCAAAATCGGAATCTTTGAGATTGGAAGTTGCGATAGTGAATAACTGTCTATCATATCTGGCATAAAGCAGTTCTACCACTGGTGAGAACTCGTTACCCCAACTTTTTACACTTGCTGGTTCAGTTCCTATATCATCAATAAAAAGCAGTTCTTGATTTTTGAGCTTATTGAAGTACATAGGATCATTAGCCACATTTTTTGCCAAATCCAAAGCTGAAACCCGGAATACACCTTTTCGCTCACTGGATATGGAGCTATTGTGTAGAATACCGATAAGGTTACAAATCGCCTTGCCTAAAGTAGATTTGCCGGATCCCACTATTCCATATAGCAGCAATCCTACTTTATAATCGCCAGTAAGCCATTTTGCAGCCTTTTCTATTTTCTCCAGTGTTTCCTTATCTTCCTGAAACGGAATACGCCTTTTGCGCACCTCATGCTGATAGCACATAAGCAGCATTTCCTGAACCGTTTCCTTAGAATATCCTTCTATTCTAAATCGTGTTTCTGTAGTCGTTTCCAGTTGCCGATCCAGGATCTTTTGAAGCTGATTCTTTATGTTTATATCCATACTTTTGTATTTCTTCGTTATATCTATTTACTACCCAGTTTAGTATGGCTCTATAGTCAGAACTATACTTTTTCCCTTTTGATCCTTTATAGTTATCAAGTATTTCAATCATCCGTTTGGCTCCTTCCTCAGAATATTCAGCGCATAACTTAGCGTATTCATCCCTTGTTAGTGTTACGAACTCAGCATACTTGTATTTTTTTGCCTTCTCAGCCTTTTTTTGCTGCTCTGGCGTTAAAGGTGGTGGGCTTTCTTGTGGAAACAGTAAAACTTCCTGTTGCGGTTGTTGGGGCTGCTCTTGTAGGATCGTTTCTGCTTCTGCTTTTGGAATGAAAACCCTTGCCTTAGTGATCTCACCCCCTTTCTTACCTGCCAGCCTTCTTTTCTCACTTATCAGGTTGTCTTTTACCATACGCCTACTATAAATAGCTCCATCTTCCCGAACTTCACACACCTTGTTTTCTATCAAAGAATCTACCCATTTAGAAGATCCTGAGCAATCCGTACCTATGATACGGGCTATATCTTCTTTCGTACAAGGCTGTCCGTTTGGCATAACCATAACACCACGTTCTACACTTTCCCACATATAGCATAACATATCCATCCACAAGCCCCTAACGTCTGGTGGAAGTACCCTTAATTCAGGACACCTCAACCAATCGCCAACATAGAAAGGCATAGGAGTTTCTTGTTTTCTTGCCATAGAGAGAATTTTTAAGGAAGCCGGGATAATTCCCAGCTTTCCTATAATCATGTTTGAACGGTTACACTTCCAGAATTGCAATATCGGGGGCAATATCCTTGATCTTATCCAGCACTTCATCAATACACTTATCTCTGTAACTTTCCATCACTTCATTTGCTCCTGGCGAAACAAGTTGCAAAAACACTTCTCCATTTGTCAGATAATGATCGAACTCAATTTCGATGGGCTGTTTTGCAGTTCCCTTGAAGATAGCCATGTTTACGGTAAAGCTCTTCGGTAAATTACTTTCTACCTGGCAACGGTAAACATCAGCAACGGAACCAGAAGGATCTCTTTGTTTCTCAA